CAACTGGGCTTGTTGTATTTGTAGCACCTGTAACGCTATTTGCGCCAGATCCTGCACCAGCTTGGTTACCTTCTGTGTTAGCATCTAAAGAAACTTTTTGTAGTTCTAATGCTTCACCGATTTTTGTTTCTTCGTCTTCAGGTGGCATTTCGCCCATTTCGGCGTCCATTTCACCTTCTTCACCTGGGGCTTCGACTTCTTCGCCGCCAACCATTTCTTCGAATTCTGCTTTTAGTTTTGCTAGGGCAGACTCAACGTCCATCATAGCATCTGCTACATCAGCGGCATCTGCATCAACTGGAGCGGCTTCTTCGCCACCCATTTCAGCATCTAGGTCGTCTGTAGCTTCTTCTTCGCCACCCATTTCTGGGGCAAATTCGTCATCACCTTCTTCTGTTAAATCAGATTCAACTTCATCAACAGCGTCGACGGCTTGTTCAGCTTCGTCTTCGAAGGCAATATCGTCAGCCATAATGTCTTCATAGACTTGACGGCCAACGCTAACATAGTAATCATGTAACAAAGCGGCGGCTTTGCCTTCTTCTTTATTTAGAAGATGGTCCAACGCTTGTTCTAGTACTGTTTTCGTCATTTATATTTCTCCTTGCGCTAAGGGGCGCACGTAGGAACGTGCTTTACCAATAACTACTTACAGATGGCGCAGTTAAAAGGCGGAGAAATGGCAGAAAAAACGTAGTTTTTACTACGTTAGTAGAGATGATAAGTTATGCCGCTGGCGGTCGGGCATACATTTGTTTAACTAACTTTAATCGTTGTTTTGATTCGTAGTCTCGCAAATCTTTCATTTTTCGAAGTTTATTAACGTGTTCAAGACTTAAACGCTTTCTGCGTAGGTCCCCGAAAAAAGCCACATCGGGGTCTACTTCGTTTTCAATTTCATCGTTGATAAGTGTTAAATCGTTGAATCGCATAATGCTATTTACCGTTATCCTAGATTAAGCGGCTGGTGCGGCTCCGCCGGCTGGGGGAGGTGTAGCGGCTCCTGGTGCGCCAGCGGCTGGTGCTCCTTCGGCTCCTGCTTCGCCTTCAGCTGGACCTAAATCTAGCCCACCACTTAGATCTAAATCAGCATCACTTGGGCCTTTTAAGCCTGTTGCGCCAAAGTCCACAGCTTCTTCATCACCTTGTTGATCAGCGTCAGCATTTTCTTCACGCCATAAGCGTTCGTTTTCTAGGATTTCATCGTCAGTTAAGCCCATAAACTTCTTCAACTTGAAACGATGTGCCATATACGGCACTTCTGCTAGCTGTGTGAATACTGCGGCACGAGCATTATTCACTTCAATTTCGCGATAACTGCTGAAATTCTGGGGCTCTAGCATGTCCAAATCAAAGCTAGAACTGTCAATATTAACGCCTCTGTGCTTTAAGAATGTCTTAAATTCCTTGTCAAGATATGGTGCAACTAGCCCCTGTAGGCGTCTGCAATAGCGGTTAAAGCGGAATTCTTGAATAAGAGCTGTACCCATACGTCCATCAGTGAATTGTACTGCTGTGTCATCTGGACCTGTTGGCAAATAGCTACTTGGGATACGTAAACCACGGAATAGCTTGTTAGTAAAGAACTTTAAGTCGTCAATCTCACCTAAGTTCTGGCCGCCTGGCAATACTTCAACTTTGGAACCACGACCGTCTGCTGTTTGGGCAAAGAAGAAGTCTTCCATAATAGATAGTGGGTTATAGCTAGCATCCATAACACTAGCACCGCCGCTACGTGTAGGAATACGTCGTTGGTGAATTTCGTTTTTAACTCGTTCAACGAATGCCATAGCTTGGTGACTTGGCAAGTTACCTGTGTCAATATAAAATACACGGCGTTCTGGAGCACGTTGTACACGATAGATAATAATAGCATCTTCAAGCAATTCTTTTTGCTTAAAGACTTTGAATACGTTCTCTAATACACTGTTACCAAATGGCCAGAATATGTCAAGACCTTCAGTTAAACTGACGTGTACTACGTGTTCGGCATTGATAACCGCTTCGTTTTGGGCATGTTGGAATCTACTGCCCCCACTGTAAGGAGTGCGCGGTTGCACATAAGCACCGCTGGGACCACCAACTTGAGGGTGATTAGTAAAAGTATCGCTGGTACTAACTGCTGTAACTGTTAAGTTTTGAAAATTTGGACTTAAATCTTTAAGTATGTACTGCTCAGGTTTCTTGCCATCGGCTTCGTTAACAATAACTTTGGTTACTTTAGACATCTCTGTCCAAAATAACTTAAAAGTTTCTGGATCACGAATGAATACTTGATCACCGTACTTGATAGTATTACGGAAAATTTTAAAAATTCGTTTGTTAAACTCGTTAAGAGCAACCCACTGCTGTAACTGCTCTTTGATAATCTTTACTTCGTTGTCTGTCGGCTTTTCCTTGAAATGAATCTCAAAGGCAGTATTATTTTCTATGTTCTTTTGTGTACAAAATTCTGCGAGAATGTCCAGTGCTGCATTAACTTCACTGTCCATGTCCATTTGTTCATATTGGTTATAGCGCTCAATACGATTTGGATGCCCAGTATATACTTCAGGTAGCGTACTTTGATAGTTTCTGTATCCAGGTTCGGGCATTCGGCCGTTGCCCATTGGGCTTACGTTGCTAGGTAAGTTTGCAGATTTAAAATACTTTTTCCAAGTGGCCATGTGTCATTATTCCGGTATGTTATATTTACCGCAGTTAGCTAACCGCATTTAGAAGTCTTTCGGTAGCAGTTACATTATCTTCAAGTATACCGATCATTTTTCGTTGGTTTTCTATCTGTTCTTGTGTACTTTGGTTAAACTGCATCAGCAGTGCAGTCATATCTGCACCGCCTTGGCTGGTTACCGTAGTCCCTGCACTAGAGCTGGTACCTTTACCAAATAAGCTGCCAATACCCTCGGCTAGTTTGTCTAACGGATTTTGTATACCGCCTAATATAGATCCAGCATCAATCTTAACTGGTATTGTTTTTCCATCTGGAAGTGGTACTACCGCTTCTGTTCCGTGCAAGTTAGCAAGGAACCCGCTTAATGGTCCACTAGCAATACCACCATTGGCATATTGACCCATGTTAGGTATACTTTCTTCGCCGGTACCAGCAGTTCCCATTGTTCCTTGATACTTTTGATTTGCTGCACGTTGTTCAGGTGTTAATCCAATTTGGAAATACTTCTGTAAGAACGATGCATTTGCAAATGCCGCATCTCTTTCAGCTTTAGCCGATTCTCGTGTAGCTGCATCTTTTTGTTGTCCCATCATATCTGCTACACCGTCAATTTGTGTTTGTAGTACCCTGAGTATACTTGGTACCATTGCAGCAAAATCGCGAATTGCAGGAGTTAGTCTATCCTGCAACTCTAAACGCATGTTTTGTAATGCAACTGTGCTGTCGGCAACGCTATTTGTTAAGCCATCTTGAGTCTTAGATGCAGCTTCAGCGGCTTGCCTAGTTGTTCCCTCTCCTGCTTGACCAATTTTCAATGCTTGTGTGGTTAGGTCACCTGCTACACTAGTCATGGCATTAACAATGCCATTGCTTCCAGCTAGTGCCGCAGTTCCTGCTACCTGCATAACTTGCCTTGCTTCTCCCTCGATTGCAGGACCAAGAGTTTTAAAATTTTTCTGATAATTGTCAATTGCAGAGTTCGCAGAAACGTTTGCGTCTGCAACGTCATTGACAGTCCTTTTCAGTAATTCCATTGCGTTTGGCATTTGTGCCAAACTCGCTGCAAGCTCTGCATCAGTTACTTCACCATACGCCAACATCTGCTGAGCAGCTTTTTGTATAGATGCTGGCATTTGTTTAATAGAGTCTTGGAACTTTTGAGTTGCATCGCCCCCAAGTTGATCAAGTTTAACTCTAACTGCGCCTTGCATAGCTGCTTCTTTAGCTCGCTTTGCTGCCGCTTTAGCATCTTCACCGGTAAATGCGCTAATTGCTTTTAAGTTAACTAGATAGTTAGCACTTTCTTGTGCAAGTTGCTCATCCGATTTCCCTCGCAATTTACCAGTTTGTTGCAGCATTGCAAGATAATCGGCTGTCCCTGCTGCCTGATCTTCAATCGACACCCCTAGCTTAAGTAAAGCTTTCTGTGTTCCATCACCAAACTTGCTGGTAACAGATCCTAATTTTTTAGCACCATCTGTAACACTGCCACCAAATGTTGCCATTGCTTCGGCATTGTCAGCGATTACTTTGCTGTATTGATCTTGTGTTAAACCTGCCGCTTTGGCACTTTCTCGCAACCCCGTTAGTCCATTTGCAAAAACTGCGCCTGCGCTAGAAGCTTGATTAAAGCTCTTTACAGTTTTTTCCAGTTCCTTGCTTACAACTTCAACTGCAAATTTTGCAATTTCTGCGGCTTGTTTTGCTGCCGCATTAACAATATCAGACACTAAACCAGTTAATGCCCCAGCCACTTGTGCAGCAGGGTGCGGGATAGCCATCAGCGCACTACCCACGCCTTTGGCTACGTTTGCCATTCCGCTAACACCACTGGCAACACTGTCAATGCCGCTGTTCATTAAATCTGCGGCAACTTGTGTTGCTGTAGCATCGCTTTGTAGTCCACGAACCCCGGTCATTAACTGAGATTTCATAAAGGCAAATGCAGCCGCTACACCAGTACCTGCCGATTGCATGATACCTTTTTTCAGTGCTTCGCCCATTAACTCTTTGCCCATAGCAGTACGCTTGGCCATTAGCTTTTCGTAAGCTTCAATTTGTTCAACAGTTTTTAATGTACTAACATCAACTTCTTCAATTGCATTGCTGATGCGTCCCAGGTCCTGGACTGTTTGTGCGTAGGTTTTTTTGCCTTTTTTATAGGCTTCAGTTAACTGATCTAAGTCCTCTGTCCCACGTTTAATGGACTTAACGTAATCGTCTGTGGTTTTCTTTTGTTTTTCAATTGATCCAGACAACAGTGAGCTCTGCTTGATTAATTCAGCAAGCGTGGGATTAGTCTTCTCTAAACGTTCTAAGAGAATCTTTAAGACTTCGTCTGTTTTGCCGGGTTCAATTGGATCAGCCACTTTTTTGTACCTATAAATACGAGTATATCAATTATTTATGGGATCAAAATATGGATACTAAACCACTGAATCCACTGGCCAAACATTTCCGCAAACCTGCAATCTATCTAAGACTGCCCAGCGGCGGACGATATTGGGAGGGCGGACTTAACTTACCCGAAAATGGCGAAGTTCCTGTTTACCCAATGACCGCAAAAGACGAAATTACATTACGTACACCAGATGCATTACTAAACGGACAAGGTGTAATTGATGTTATCCAAAGTTGCTGCCCAAACATCACCGATGCATGGCGTATGCCTAGTGTAGATGTTGACGCCGCTTTAGTAGCCATTAGAATTGCCAGCTACGGCCCAGATATGGAATTCGAAAGCAAGTGTCCGCACTGCAACGAAACTGACAATTATGCAGTAGACTTAACTACTATCCTTGATAGTTTACGCTGCCCAGACTACGATAAACGTGTAGAAGCTGAAGGTATGCGTATCAGATTGCGTCCGCAAGAGTATTTCAGTTTAAATGCAACTAATCAAATTAGATTCGAAGAGCAACGTATCTTATTAGCGTTAAACGACGAATCGGTAAACGATGACTTAAAGAAAGCTGAGTTTACCAAGCACTTAGAGCGTATAGTGGATCTATCAGCCAAAGTTTTATTGGATAGCACAGAATACATCGAAGTAGACGGCGAGATTGTCACTAAAAGAGAACACATCGAGGAGTTCTATAAGAACTGTAGCGCAGGAGTCACTAAGGCTGTGCAAGATAGATTAAATGCGCTAGTTGAAGAAGGTAGTATCAAGCCAGTGCAGCTAACCTGCAACAGTTGCACCAAAGAATATACTCTATCACTGACATTTGATTACTCAAGTTTTTTCGCAGTAGGCTCTTAACTTTAGACAAAGACGCAATCGTAGCTCTAGTTGAGCAATACGATAAAGAGTCAAGAGCCCTAAGAGAAGAAGCACTGCGTAATTGCTGGTATATGCGAGGAGGCATTACCTATAACGAAGCAATGGACATGAGTGTCGAAGAGAGAAAGATTATTTCTGAAATAATCAAAGAGAACTTAGAGATATCTAAAAAATCAAATATGCCATTCTTTTAAGATGTCTTACAGACATCTGTTGATATCGCTGTCGCTCATCAACATTGTTTTAATACAAGAGAGCGAAGCGATTTAAGTATTCATCCAGATTCAATGGTCACACTTTGCCCGCACAGGGCAAATTAGGTGCTTCATCCGAGTTCGGCAAGTCACTTAGCGTTATGGCAATTACAGAGGCGGTTGTCCGGTACCTCGAGCCACGTCTTTTACAACGGCGGGTTTATATCTATACGCTAACATACATATAAACCGTGTAGCATCACTGCTACGTCATTTTAGCCTTTTTGATCCTTTTCAAACAACCAAACTGCGGCAATTTGCAGTCTTCATCCTTGCGGGTAGTGGTTGAGCACTCTTAACGGCGAGAGATTTACGTCCGAGCGACCCGTGGTCCTCTTGTCATGTACGCATGATGTTAGCCTGCGTGAGCTGATACCGTTTAAATTTTGCCTAAAATGTGGGAGCCATGGACACGGACTTGAATATGTCCGTTATAGTAATCTGTAGATTCTAAAACTTTACGACTGAATTGTTCTCGAGCCTCAATGTAGCTGCACTCTGCTTTGGATTTACAAAGGTATAGTATTTCCCGTGTAAACTTATCTGCACCAAGTGTTTCTACGTCTTTTTTTAATTGATCGTTTGAGCCATAATATTCTCGCCAGTCACTGTCGACCTTTGAGCGAATTTTCTTTTTCTTTTTTGTGCCGTTTTTTAGTTTTACAGTTTTTTGAGTTGTCTTGCTGAATTTAGCTAGTTTTTTGCCTATGTATTTTTTGTTTGTTACGGTGTTTGTAATCAAATACACGAAGCCCACGCAATCTTCTGGTAATTCATTGATTGGTTGACCTTGATAACTCCATGACATGCATATAGTTATACGTATTCAATTGTTTCAAAATATTTTGCTATATCGTCGTGATCTAGCCAGTGCCATAATGCAAGTTTTTCGTATAGTTCTTTGGTTTTGTGTTGGTCGCCTGGTTGCTTTAGTGCCTTAATGATTGCCTTAACTTCGTTATCTATGTGTTGCTTAAAATAATTTGGGTCTCTATGATTCGAGTCTGCAGGAGCAGGCTCATCAAAAACCCAATGTTGATACTGTAATAGCAGTCTATTTTTAATATCCTGCGGTAGATTTTTTATTTGCAAATATTCAGGTGACACTAAAATGTTAGTCATCACATCTAGCCGTCTATCAATACACCAGTGAAATAATTCATCTAAGGTATGCACACTTAAAGCACTGGGCACAGCCCTGAGGGTAATATATACTTTTCCTTTAACTCTATGCTTTAAGTATTGATCTATGTTTTCTAACACTTGATTGTAATCAGATCCTGCTCTTACATAATCGTTAAGTGACCCCATGCATTCTATGCTAACACCTATGTCAACATGCCTGAAGTTATTAAGCTTCTCCAAGAGATCCTGATTAAAAACAGTGCCATTGGTAGTAAATCCCAAGTATATGTCTGTTTTGTTTGCAGCTAGTAACGCATCAACTAAACTTTCAAATTTTGGATTTAGCAGAGGCTCGCCACCGATAACATGAACAGCTTCTAGAGAATTGTTGTTACACATGGATTCAACAACATGACTCCATGCCCACTCATCGTCGGTCCAATTTAATCTAACTGGGCCATTGTAGAGACCTATTTTCTTTTGGTTACTGGCAATTTTACTACTGTAAGCAGGCCCGCACATCTTACACGCCAAGTTACATTCATTTCCGATGCTGATGTGATAACTTGATGGTGCAGGTACAGCATCCGAGTCTGTAAACACAAATTTATTGTTATATTTTTTTAATTCTCTAATTCTTTTGCTACTGCTACCAATATGTTCTTCGTGATAGCAAATCTCGCATAGTTTACTAGCAACTCCTAACAATTTGTCGGAACGTTGCTGAGCTTGGTAAACACTAGCCATCCATTGCTTAACTGTCATTTTTTGCACACAATGATCATCACCAAACGGCGTACCCGATACTCTATTTGGCTGTGCGCCGCAGGTGTGGTAGGTGCCGTCGGCATTGATATGCACTTCGTTCCAGGGCACAGGGCAGTAAATGTTGTTAACCATTGCAGTCATTGTAGCATTTAATTTTACAAACTTCTAGCGGCATAGTCTCTAATCGAGTTATAAACTCTTCCCATAATGGGTCTTCTAGTACTTCGATTATAGATCTTGTTTTTATGTTAAGCCTATCCCGGTACTTTTCAACAAAGTCGTTATCTTGGTACCCGCTATTAAACCATGGGCAAGGGAAGACTAACCCTTCTACGTTGACAAATAACTCTTTTTTCCAGTTTAGGCACTTAGCCCACTGGTGTGCATCGACCTGTTGGCGTATAATTATTTGTCTTGGGCGCTTGAGAATAACTGGGCTAACTTGGTAAACTCCGGTTCCGATATTATTAGGATCAGTGGGAATAAGAGGATCAACACCATTAACAGAATACCTGCCATTAAACTTGCTGCTCTTAACACTTTGCCACTCATCGCAGCCAAGCTCTTTGGCTAACTCTTTTATAGAGTCCATGTGTTCTTCGTTGAAGTTGAAGTATATGGTACTCCACTTAATTCTGCAATAACTGTTTTCTCTGAGACTTTTAATTCCGTTAATGATGCTGTCCCAGTGACTGTTTACACGGTAAAGATTGTTGCTGTCATGATCCCAGCCGTCGACACTAAACACCACAGTGTCTTTTGGAGTAAGCCAGTAACCCAGTTGATTCCACCACACTGGTTTTTTGTAGCTACCATTGGTAACGATGTCGATGCTAGCGTCAGTGCAGGTTTTAATGTATGCAATAATTTCCAAGAACTCAGTTGCATAGATAGGATCGCCCATGTCCCCACAGAACAAGATTCTTTTTACATCTTTTAATACATCTGGGGGAAACGCAAGACAGAATTCCGACAACGATATTTCGGAATTTATTGCAGCAGGACCTAATTCAGTCCGGGGGCAGCGAGGACATTTTAGTGTACACTTGCTGCTCACCTCAATGTGCAGGTCTTGTAAATTAAACAATCTCGACATCTGTGTTATAGGTAGTAAACCCATTTTCCTTAACAACGTGTAATGTGTTGTTGACTCGTCCTGCGAGCTCGTCTTTATGACTTACTAACCATACACTGCGGTTACTTTCTCTACTCATCTTTTTAAGAATAGCAAGACTGTTTTCGACACCTGAACTGTCCATACCTGAGTCGACTAGTTCATCAATGAACAGTAAGTTAATAGGTTGGTATAGACTTTCCCACACATCTCGGAACGCCCAAGACAACGACAAAATAAGTCTGTTACGCTCGCCACGCGATAGGTTGTCAAAGTCTAAATCTCGTCCCAGTTCAGTGATGCTCACAGTTAGGTCGTTATTAAACTTAACAGTGTGTGGCAATCCGATGCGGTCTAGATATTGTCCTAAACGAGCATTTAGATAACTCAAATTTTGATCAATGATGCGTTTACGGATGAAACTATCTTTATTGGTTAGCAGTTTCAGTAGGAATTCTTGGTGATCTTTGAGAGATGTTAAGTCGTTGATAATGGAGTAATCAATTTCTTCAACACCTTGCTCTTGCATGTCTTTAATTTGCTCTTCGTAGGGATCTGTTTCTGCTTGTTTGTTTGACATTTGTTGCAGAATAGCAGCCATGCTAGATCTATGCTCAAACGCATCGCTTTCTTGATCGTAATATACTTTTGGTGGTGCACCTAGTTCGCCTAACGCATTGAGTTCGGCAAGATGCTCCTCGTGTTGGGTGTGCGTAGATAGCGCCTGTAAAGCAGATTCCTGCAGAGTTTTGCGCTTTTCATTTAACAACAGTGCTTGCTTTTCGTCATGAAACGCCTGACCGCAGCTATGGCAGGTGTGATTTTCTAAGCTAGCAATTTCGGCTTTAAGTTGATTAACTTGTTTTTCTTCGCGCTGCATATCTAGTTCGCAGCGTTTAATCCAACTGTTTAAGTCTTTGATTTGCTTGGCTTTTGAATTATACTCGGTTAACGCCTTGTGTGCTAATAGTTCTGCTTCAATGTCGATAGTTGACAGCTCATCGTATGCAGTAAGCAACTTTTCCAAGTCATCCTCGTGCTTGGTTTTCCAAAGTTGCTGTCTACGCTTTAGATTATCGATTTGTTCTTGGATACGCTTATTTGCATCGGTTACCGCTTTAATTCTAAACTCTTCTTTGGTAATAGAATCTTTTGTTGTTTTAATTAATTCTTTAAGGGCTTCGGCTTTTTCGCTGAGGAGTGTGATACCAAGTAACTGCTCAATGATTGTTCGTTGATCGTTTGCACGAAGGCTCAAGAACGGTTCGGTATAAGTATTCAGTGCAAGAATGTGCTTAAACATGTCGTGGCTCATGCCCAACATCCGTTCAATTTCGGCTTGAGTTTCTCTACTGTCACCTTGCGCTTCGTCGGTGATTTCTTTTTCATTTCCAGCAACAAAGAACTTCATAATACCAGGCTTGCGTCCACGTTCGATACGATAGTCGATCCCGTCTTTTTCAAAGTCGATGGTAACCAACATGTTCTTACCGTTGGTTTTGTTGATTAAGTTATCTTTCTTGATATTTGTTAGTGCCTGCCCGAATAGTGCATAGCTTAATGCGTTGATGATAGTAGTTTTGCCTGTACCGTTTCTCGCACCTGAGTCGTCTCCGCCTAAATCTAGATTTTCTCCTAGTACCAGCGTTAAATCTCTACGATCGAAGTTAACTGCTTGTGTGGCATTGCCCACGCTCATAAAGTTTTTAACGGTGATGTCTTTAATTTTAAACATATTTCATTGACCACAAAAATGCAAACATATATCTCTAGGGGATAACAGTTCTTGTTGTATATTCGGCAACTCGTGTACAGAGTTTCCGCAAATTTCGGTATTAAAAAAACAACAGTTGCTTAACTTACCGTTGGCATTCAAGTATAAACTAGGTTGAGACAAATGTCGACAGTTGCTAAATTCTAACTTAGTTTTTTTAGATACTAGATTGCTAAACAATTGGTTCTTAGACCATTCTTTGATTTCGTATACTTTTCCAGTTTGATAGTGTCTAGGTACAAAGTCTAGTCTTACATTTTTATAAAACTCAAATCTTTTAAATCCAAGTTCTTGACTGAGTTTAATACATTCTTTAATTTGGTGCTCGTTATGTGCAAACGGTATAAATTGCCAAACGGCAGTACATCCGTTATTAATAACAGTCTTTGCATGTTCGATTACGGTATCAAAATCTGTAGCCTGTCTGTATATACTATGAGTATCTTTGAGACCGTCTATGCAAAACCAAATCTCGTGATTAAAATTCTTAAGAATCTCTGAGTAGTCTTGCCACCAATCTTTATTCCTTAAACTACCGTTTGTGCGAATAATAATTTTTTTACAATATTTTTTTGAGACCTCGGTTAGGTCTTTGATATGGTGAGCAGCAATTGCATCGCCGTATGTTCCGCAAAAATCAATGACATCAAGGCCTGGTAAGGTTTCTAGATGCCTAACATATGTATCAAAATCTAAGTCTTCTAGCACTAACAACGGATTTAATTGGTATCCGCCTTGATTTCGTTTGCACCCGGGGCACCACGCATTACATTTTGTAGTGGCCTCTACTTGTAACCATTTTATCATAGGTTTCTGTAAATATCCAACAACAAGTTCTTGTTAAACTGATCACTTTCGATGTTGTTGAGTTGTCCGAATACAATTTGATCTACACTCTCAAAAGCAATATTGCCCTGTGTTTCGTATTCAGTAAGTTCTGTGGCTTTTGCAGGAATAAGAGTTAATTCTCGCAATCCGAACTTACCTACAAATTCTTCTTTAATGAATGTTGATTCCTCGTAACTGATATCAATGTCAAGATTTACACGAACGTGCATACCGGGGTGTAACATTTTTTCTGCATGGTTAATTACATCGCTTAGTTGGAAAACACGATAACGCGGCTGATCAGGCCAACTGTGATATTCAGGTTGCTTGCCCCACTCTAAAATAGTTAAGCCGCGGTCGTCGTCGCCAGCATCAGCATAGTTGTGCGGGAAAGCATTACCAATATAAGTTACATTTCGTTGCGTTTGCCTCTTATGAAAGTGCCCGCTGAATACATGTTCAAACCCTTGCATGTCATCGCCGCGTAGTTCGCCATGGTCTGGCATAGCTACCATTGCATTCATTAAATAACCTGGCAGTTCAAAGTGCCCGAACATGTATTGGCCTTTAAGTTTGGCGACCTTTTTGTGGTCGCCCCCAACGAGCCAGGGAGCAATAACCACGTCACCAGAAGAAAACCAATCGTTAACAATTTGAATATTCGGGAGGTGACGAGCCCATTCAACTGATTGTATATCACGTTTATCCCGATAATACAAATCATGATTGCCAGGAATAAAGTAAACACGTTCAAAATTGTCATTGAGATGCTCCAATGCCCGTAAACTGTAGCTTAAGGTTACGACGTTAATACTTGCGCGGTTATTGTGCCAGTCGCCTAAAAATAGACAAGTCTCGCAGCCCTCTTCGCGGGCTTTGGCAGTGGCCCATTTAACAAAATTCAAACAGTCATCGTTGTGTATTTGACTGTTCGATTTGAGCCCAAAGTGAATATCCGTGAAGATAGCTGCTTTTTTAAAAAGATTACTCATTGGTATATTTTAACGTTTTTGTAATGTGCTCTGCAAGTAGCTTATGGCTCAATATGCCCGGATGCTGGTTGTCACTACCAAGATCACAAATCCAACCCGGTACATAAACAAACTCTTTATATCTTACGTATTGTTCGATGAGTTCTTTGGAGTACGAATTGGCACTATCTAAACTGATAACTGCAAACCTGCATCCAATGGATCTGAGATACCGGACTCCGTAGTTGAGTAAACTTAACTGATCAAACACCATTTGTTCATCGCTTTGGCACAGCACCCAGTTTTTATCTGTAGCATGTTTTAATATAACTTCGGATGCGCGGCCCTGTTTAAAAACAGAAAATCTTTCCATTGTAGTAATTTGCCAAATTACTGTATCATCTTTGGTAATATCACTGTTTATTAGGTGGCGTAACGACCACCGAGTGCTGCTCCCCGGCAAAGAAATATTAGATAAAGGTAGCCCCAGGGATTTACTTACCAATGTAGAGTAACAATTGCTAGTACCAACTCCAACACCGTGAGTTAGGCTACACCCAAACGCCCATAAAACAGGAGAAGTAGTGATTCTGGACGTAGCACAAACTAAAAATTGATCTGGGTCGTTAGTAACAGTTGACTTGCCCTTTGCCCCAAAATATAACGAAATCAATTTAGATTGATAGTATAAGTCTTTGGATTTATATCTATCCTCTAAATCAATAAACTCTAAAAAATCAATGTCGTGATCAGTAATAAATTTAATCAAGTTTTGCGGGCTTATGTCACCTAAGGTGGTATGATACAAATGCCCGCTATAGGTTTTTGTCTCGTTAGTTAACAGCACCGATAATGGGTCTGGCGGGACCCATTCTGGATACGTTAAAATAATTTTCTTA